TTTTGTTTCTTTTGTTTGATACTTCCCGATGGACAAACCTCATTTATTAGATTTAAATGTGTCGTTTTGCTTACGTTTTGTTAGCACATATTTTGTTTACAATCGAACTGAAGCATGATAGACACCTCGTTCGCATCAAAGCGAGGGAGAGGGGTATAGAACTTGAATATATCCACTCTATCAAACCTGCCTGAATTGTTGTAAGCCTCCATAAATGGAAGTACCGCTTCACTTTCGATCTGATTCCTAAGAGCCTCTCTTTCCATTGCCGTGTTCTGAAGCTCACAGAACCTACAGAAGTAAATCTGTACCTGGGTAGTCTTTTGTTTGACGAATTTCCCTTTAGCGTATGCACCACTGACAAACTCCTCTATGTAGGCAAAGCGAGCATCTAAACTCTTTTCGTCCGCACTAAGATTCATCATTCTGTTCTCTTCGTACTCAACCGGATAAAGAGGACTAACCACTTCATTTACTGTTGCAGTTGCGCACGTTTCGACGATTGTTTTTAATTCGGTTAGCATTTTGTTATCTTTTTAGCAGTTCGTTCTTTGAGAATGAATAAGAAGCTTATAAGTAATATATCCAGCGTGATAGGAAGTGCAAAGGCCTTAGGATTAAACACAAGACCAAGACCGCAAAGGAATAGTAACACAATAGCTATAAGTAGCATTCTGCTACAGATGGTATAAAATTCAACTAATTTTGATTTACTCATGATTTTGATTTTTAGTAGGATATCTTTCGAATACCCTTTTGTTTTGGTTTTACATTTAATTTGTTCAAAGCGATATATCTAAGCGGGTCAAGTAGGTGATTGAAAGCATCTATCGGCACATTGAGAGCATTTCCGTTCTTGTCTATTTTCCACTTGTAAGAGTTTAGTTCAGTCTTTAGGTTCTTACTCGACCTGGTTACATTGAACTTGTACCTCTTCAGAATGTCAATACCATTCTTGATACTATCAGCACCTTTATCCGCTCCCTCTACTTTTAGCCTCATTGCCTTTAACTCTGCAATACTCTTAGGCTCTGCACTATCGGCGACTATCTCAAAGAGTTGAAGTCCATTTTCTTTTATCGCTTCAGCAATATGAGAATTGAGCATTCCAGTTTTATATTCTACCTCGTCGAGCCATAACTGACCATCTGACAACATCACATCTATGATCCCTGTAGGGTCGTTGGTAAATCCGAAATCAAGCCCTATCCATCTCCTTTTATAAATAGTTGGCATTTCGCTCACTAGACTCCAATTGGTATAGATTAGACCGTCGATCTTTCCTGTTAAACCTCTTGCGTAAACTTTGAATAGTTCGGGATCCTCAATACTTTCTATTCTTTCATGCTCTTCTTTCGTTAGGTAAGGGTTGTGTCTATGGTCCGATATGATAACCTTTACATCATCCTTGCCCATTAGATCGTGAGCCCAGAAGCGAATAGAGGGATTGTAGTCGATGAATACTTTCTTCCTGGTTCTTATCTCAAGTTGCCAATAGATTTTATAATCAATACCGTTGGCCTCATTTAAAAATAGATAATCACGCTTACCACTCTTTGCATCCTGTTCGTCCTGATAAGAAGTGAACTCGATTATAGTTCCGTTCTTGCACTTGAAAATGCGCTCTGTCTCATTTGGTTTACCATACCACTGTTGATATAGTTCCGAGTCTCCCCATATCTTTTTTGCGTCCCGGTATGCTCCTTTTTTTAGATTGGGGATATCTTGACCTACTACTGTGATAACCTGGTTCTCTTCCTCCATCCCCAGACAAAAGAGCAAATCAACTATGGTGTATGTCTTCCCGCTGGAAGTACCGCCCTGATTGATGTTTATCCGTTTGTCTGATTCTTTGTTTACGACAAAAAGAGGTGGTTTAATGGACGTCAGTTTCATTACTTGCAAAGTCTTGTTTTGCTGTCTTATCTATCACAAAGGTCATTGTTGTTACCAAATCCTTTCCATCCTTTCCGGTGAGCTCTTGTTTGTCTGCAAGGCCTAGTTTCCGAGTAACTATGTTTGCGTTGAATGCTCCGACCATACCACCCTCGAAATGTTGAGCGTCGATGATTTGTTTTATACGCGAACAAGTGTCCCAATACGTTTCGTACTCAGACTCCTTAGAATATCTTTCAAATGTTGATTTGCTAATATCTAGGTAGTTGCATAGTGCCTCAATGGAGTATGCTCTTTGTTGTGGAATCTTTACTACCTGACTTGTGAAGTTCTCAATACTTCCATACTTGCGTTTTGAATAATCTTTTGGTAGTTTTTGAGGTTGTCTTGGCTGTTCTATCAGCATCCATGGGTTTTCATTTACCCATTCAAAGTACTCACATGATACTTTCCAAAGCTTTTCGGGTGAATAGCTTTTTGGCTTTACTGGGTTTCCCCACATCTTGTGTCCTTTAGGTGCTGGCATAGTCAATGAGTTTGCAAGTTTATTTGTATTATTCCTTACAAATGTAGAAACTTTATTTCGTATAAAAATGAATATAATTGATTGATATTTAGCTTTTTATTTATTTCGTATTACAATTGTAATTCACTTTGTTATCTGTTATTTTAATGTAATTAGTTGACTTACAGTTTTGTATGATACTTTAAACATTAACGAAATATTAAGCATTCTAAATGAAAGTATTAAGCCAACATAAATGAAATTTGTTGAAAATAATTTTAAAAAAAATACACCTTTGATTTCTCATTGGTGTATTCATAACCATAGGAAAGATATTCTACATCGCTAACTAAAGTGACATTCCTTTTATGCCGGTTTAATTGTTAGTTTTAATCCTGGGTTTATTGATTATTTTTTACTCGTGTTGTGTCGTAAATCCCTTTCATGTTTTCAAATTCCCATAGCCCTAGCTTACCTTTGATATTCAACCATGGATTTGCAAAAAGAATGGGATTAGCAATTACCCAGTTATAAACTGGCTTTGTTTCTTCTTTAGTGAAAAACTTATTTCCAACTAATACACCGTCTGTTTTCTCTGCCCAAATGCTAGGGTGATTAATAACACAATCAACTATTTCAACTGAACCAATGATAGCTCCTTTTTGCAAATTGCGAAGCCAAGTACCAGTACACTTATTATTTTCAAATACTTCTTTCATTTTTGGAGTAAGATAATTTATAACCTTACTCCATATCCATGATTGACCTGAAGCATGAATAAAAACTCTTCCACGATAGTTAGTTTTCCAAGTCCGATTCTCAATGTCTTTAATTCCAGCACATAAAAGAAATGCCCATGGCTGTTTTACTGATAGTGTTTTCATTTCCTTATCCTCCTTTTCTTTAAATTAAATATTCGCTTCCGTTTTGCTTTTCGGTACTCTGCAAGGCCATTGATATTCTTCGCCCATATTTCCCGATTAGCATCTGCAATCTCCTGGTTCTTTTTTGACTTGTGTCTGTCAAGAGCCACTTTCCTATCTGATAAAAATTGATTCTTAGCGTTCATTATTTTTAAAGGATCCACAACCCCGAAAAACTCCCCGAACTTCCCTAGTTTAAATTTCAGGAAGAATAGAGCGACCTCGGCAATGTTCAAGAAATAGCAATCGAAATAAAATAAACTTGATAATTGGTTTATCTGAGCTTCGTTTAACTTTTCCTTTACCCCAGTGAAGTTGTTTAAATCGAAGAATTGTATTTTGATCCATTCAATCGTAGATTCATTTCCGTACGTATGACCGATTAGAGCTAGTTTCGGGTAGCTCATATCAAAACACTCTGCAAAATCAGCACAGCGAGCAGCTATGGCATTCTGAATGCTCGGATTAAACCTGGTCAGGAACTGTTCATAATCTCCAAAATCAGTTCTTACGCGCTCTATCCTCAGCGATAAGTCGCTCGATATTGCTTTGGATGGTAGTAGTGATTGATTTGCTTTCACTAATTTCCCTATCTTTTCCATTTTGAATTTTTAAAGGAAGCCATCTCCCAAAGTGGGATTTAGCCTCCATGATTGTTTTTTTTGTTACACCCTCGTTCTCTTGTTGAATGAAGTAAGC